GTCAAGCAGGCCAAGTGCTGCGAGAGACTTTCGTTCGGTGGCAGGCGGCTCGTAGTATTCGCCTGTCCACTCCATCGAAAGCAAAGCATCCCGCTGCGCCTCCGTAAGCTGTCCCGCGATCTGTTTCACCTTGGCTTGCTGTTCTGCCGATAGCCCGCTCTGGCCCCTGTATCGTTTCGGTTGTTCGCTCATTGCTCTGCCTTTCCTGCTAGGGCTGCTTGAGCAATTTTGTGTGCTTTCGGAGCTATTGTCGTCCAGCAAATATTTGTAAGCGCCTCACGCAGCCGCTCAATCTCTGCCGCTTGGGCTTCGATGCGGTGTTCAGCTTCCGCACAAGCCGCTTCGTGCCAGTTGTGGTCGGTGTTCCGCAGCCTCTCTTTAAAATCGTCGATCATTGCTCTGCCTTTCCTGCTAGGGCTGCGCGGGCGATACTCCCGCCAATGCTATCGGGGTCTTCTGCTGCTTCACGAAGGGCCTCTCGTAGCCGCTCGATCTCCGCCGCTTGGGCTTCGCAGTTGGGGCAGTGCTGGCTCATGCTGTCGATCATTTCCCAAACCCCTCTTCCCAAAGTTCGATGGCGCGGATAATCCCTTGGATACTAGGCATATAGTCACTGCTGCCATCGCGCCATTGCCTTTCAGACACTTCGCTTCCAGCCGCTCTCGCCATAGCCTCCCGCGCACACAGCAGTTTGCGATCAACGGGCGGCTGTTCGTGCTTGGCGATCATGTCGCAGAGAGCGCGGAATATCGGTAGGATCAGATATACGGTCGTGACCATCAGCGCGATTACGGTAAAGAACAGTGGCAGGTCAGTCATTTGCATCTCCATTCGTGAGGATCAGGTATACGGTCGTGATCATCAGCGCGATGATTACGAAGAACAGTGGCAGGTCTGGGCCGCTCATGCCTTGCCTCCCTGCGCCTTAACCTGCGCGCTCAGTTCCTTGATGCGCTGCGCGGCTTCCTGCATCGTCTCCCACATGCCCAGCAGGTGGCAGTGGGTTTCAGCCATCGTGTAGTCATACTCGTCGCCGTCTTGCTCATACCATGATGCGATCTCTGGGGTGTCTTCAAACACGGTCAGCATCCGTTCCACTAGCTCCTCATCAGTCATTGCCCTTCTCCCTATCAAGTGCGTTCAGCAACGCCTTGACCATGTCAATTGATGCATAAACAACCGTATTAGCATCAAACCAAAGCGCCAGCATGATCAGGCGCGCTGCAATCCATGTTTTCATTTCCGTTTCCTTTTCTCAGTTAAGTCAGGGCCAAAAGCGTAAAGCCTTGCGTCAAGTTGCTCTTCAGGTGTCATCTTGCGATAAAGCTTGCCAGTATTTAAAATGGCCGCGCACAAGTCCTTAGAGCCTTGTCTCATGTTAGTATAAAGCTCGACCATCTTTGGATCGGCGTGAGACTCGCCCTTTGTAAGCGCGCTTTGCTTGCCCACGACTGGGTTTCTATTGCGCGCTTTGGTTTGCATTTTTCATCATGTTGTTGGTCACTTTCATGACTGTGGTGTGGTCACGGCCAAAGAACCTTCCAATCGTCGGAAGCGTCAAGCCATCCTGCCGGAACTTGAGATAGGCCACTGCGCGGACATTGCTGATGCGCTTCAGGCGGGAGCGGCCCATGACATCGTCATAGCAAACCCCGCGATCCTCGCAGAGTTGCTTGAGCCATGCCACGCGCCGCTCATGCGGTGTTAAGAGCATAATTTCCTCCATCTCATAAAAAACTAAACGATATCCCCCGTTAATTCAAAAGAGGGTAGAAATCAATATATTATCTCCAGCGGGTGAATGTAATTTCATCACCGCTTTTGCGCGCATTAATAAATCCACTGTTACGCGCATTCCAGTTGTCCGCGCTCTTGCGAAGGCGGCGCTCATCCTGAGGAGACTCGATCTGGATTGTAACCGACTCTCCCGCAGCAAGCCCGACTATGGGGTACTTGGCTTTTCCAAAGGTGCGCTTCCTTGGCTGCTTCACATTTGGCATCATGGCCTTCAATCCCTTGGTTTCAGTTCCCATTATAAGCTCCATAGCGGGTTTGGTTTTCATAGAGATATCCAAGGACCCTAATGCCCTTTGTCTTTGTGCTTGGGTTGCAAAGGTCGATCTCAATCAGGCCATTGCGAAGCCATGTGTCGATCATCTTTGCAGCCATATCTTCTTCAATCTCAAAGCGCGTCATCAGCATGGGTGCAAAGCGTCCATCGCGCCTTGTGTTGGGCTGGGTCGACCAAGGCCTGCCTGCCTCCCATGCCTTCGTCATGGCGTCGAGAATGTCTTGGCAGACTGACTTTGACGGCCATTGATCTTCGACCTTCAGTTCCTCAGGCGATGCTGGCTCTGCATACAGGCTTGAATGCCCCGCCACGTCCCCGCACAGCACTTCGCGGAGCTTAAAGGGCTTTGTCCACCCATCCTGTGCGGACTTGATCTTCTTAGCGTTAAGTTCGCCAATCATGACGCCTTCCTCGCGGGCGACGCGAAAGAGAAAGTCTGCGGCACCATCGAACACGGTCGATCCGCGCAAATTGCCAGAGCGACTTGTGTGATGGACGCCAATAACGGTGCTGTCGAAAGCAAGACGAATCTTGTCGCAGGACTTGATGAAGAGCGTCATATCCTTCTGCAAATTCTCATCAGCGCCCGGAAGTGAGCGGCTAACAGTATCAACAAACACGGCCACAGGGACCTCACCCATCAGCATATCTGAGTGCTGGATTGTCAGGATCAGGCGCTCAATTTCCCCATCGTCCATAAAGTTGATCGGGACGTGGATCAGGTAGAACGGAATGTCTGCCGCACTGATGCCAGTTGCCTGCTCCCATGCAGCGATACGAAACTTGAGGTCGCTTACACCTTCCGACGAAATGTAGATGATGGGACCGCTCTTATTGATCTTGTGCCCCCACCATTCATCAAGCCCAGCAGCGATAGAAAGGGCCAAGCCAATAGTGATGAAAGACTTGCCACATCCCGGCGGGCCATAGAAAAAGCCCAAGCCATTTTCGATGATCAGGCCTTCAACCAGATACTTTGGATCGGGAAGGTTGCGGATCATGCTCACGCTCAAAAGCGGAAAAGCCTCAAACTGGGGACGCCACACGCCGTCTGTGCCCTGAACCATCTCCACTGACGGCTCAGATGGTGTCACGTCCCCACGGACTTTTTTTGGCACACCAGCCGCCATTCTGACTTCTGTGTCCCACTTTGACATGGCAATCTGCCATTTTTTAGTGAATTCGGAAAAGCCGCGCCCCTCCCTCTCCAGAAGCTCTGCGTTGGTCGCGCTGGGATCAATGATGCGCGACTTAACCGTCTGCTCATACTGGGTAAAAGCAGCCATCATCCATTCGAGGGACTCTTCTTCCTTGTAAAACGGGAAGTCGTGCATATCGCGGTGGTGATCGACCACCTTCGCCCAAATCAGGTTCCTCATATAATCTTCACGACCATCCACGATCTGCCCAAAGGGGTTTGTCGAGGTGTCAGGGGTGCTTGTGCGCTCACTGGGGCCGACAGACGTAAACTGGCTTGCGAGGTCATCAATGGCCTCTGTGAGCCATGATGGCGCGGTCATGATATCGACCACCCAAGGCTCATAGCCCTTGATCCAAGCGTAATTGACGCCGCTCTCATGCATACTGGGTGGCAGGACGGCAAAGCCACCCTGACCGCGAATATCGACGCCAATCGATGTCTTGATCGTCGGAGGTGTCCATCCATTATAGGCATGGAACAGGATTTGGATTCCGCCGCCACCTGTGCGTTGCGTTGGCGACAAAAGTGGTACGCCATCATTCCACAGGTCGAGCAGGGCCTGAAGCCACTTGTTCGCCTGCGGGTTCTTGTGCGTGTCGAGGTCGAGGACGAAAACATTCCCCGAAGCCCTGCCTGTGATCAGGCCCATGTTCTGACGTGTGCGGTATTCGCCTTGATGGCCATACCATTTGTCAAACACATCTTGGTCGGTCAGAGTGTTCTCATGCTCCCGCCACTTGATGGCAGGTCGCTTCCACGATCCTGTGTTTGACGGGGGAAGAGACGGCACCACCTGAAGGCGAAGCTGACGATACAGCTTGGCATAATCAGACGGCCCAGCAAACTCTTCCTCAAACGGTATTTTGACCATGTCTTACTCTCTTGCTTTTGCGGGCAGACTTGGTCTAAACGCAACGCGTCCATGTGACGTGCTGGTTCCCAAGGCTGCACTCGAAGGGCTGGCGGTGTGAACTACTGCCAGCCCTTTTTGGTTATTGGCTTGCGCCGTAATACGCGATTAGGGAAGCATCAGAGCGACCATCATCTTTCTTGCGCGCAAAGAGCGATGCCTGACGTGGGAATAGCTGCATGGCGCGCTCACGCGATCCATCCTTGCCTCCGCGCAGGTTAACACCCTTCTGCCAAGTCACAGGTGGGACAATGGTTGTGGGGATGTCGAAGGATGCAAGGATGCCCTCAGCAATCCCCACTGAGCGACCAAACGAAAACACGCTTGTGACGCCCTGCCCCGGCATTGCTCCGACACGTTCGACAAAGGCCTTGTCTAAAGGCCAGTTCACGATCTCATCCGAAAGAAGTTGAGGGCTAACTTCGTTCTTCTTTTTGCCATTACGAATGACCTCAACAGTGGGCATATCGACCACTGTCACGTCGCCAGTTTGGGTGTTATAGAACGCAAGAGCGCCGCTAAGTCCCGGATCAATGCCAAGTACAATCACAGGCCCAGAGCCTCCTTATATGTGTCGAGCAGCGCCTCTTCTTCGTCACGCGCATCTTTCTCCATGCGGCGCAGGCGAATGATCTGCTTGACGATTTTGGTTTCGTAACCCTGACCCTTGGCCTCCTTGTAAACGTCCTTGATGAGGTCGGAGGTTTCTTTCTTTTCCTCTTCAAGGCGCTCAATGCGCTCAATGTACTGGCGCAGTTCCGCCGCTGTGATTTCGTAAGACATCAGTTTTGCTCCCGCTCTTCCATAAGACAATTTGCTACGCCGTATGCCATAAGCGCAATATACTCATTGTCATTGTCATCATCATCATCGTACTTATGGTTAGACAGCAAGCCAATTATCGCCTGTCCCGCAAACCAGTCGCGAAGTTCCATGCCGGGACTTTCGCCCTGATTTGTTTTGCGCGGGTGAACGTAAATATCTTTCATAACTTATCCTTCACTTATCTAAACGAATTGCCCCAAGGCGCTTCGCCGCATGCCTAACATCGCTTATGCGGTTCAACTCAGCCCTGAAGTCACTTGATGACGAACCAAACAGGACAAACTCCTTCTTACCCTCATATTCGAGCAAAAGGCGAGTGTGTTTTTTTCCCACTTGGAAAGTAAATCCGAGACTTGGCCAAAAGGCCAGTTCTCGAAGGACAGCCTCATATTTTTTCTTCATTTCCCTGCCTCAATCAGCGCCGTAAGAAGCTCATCACGCGCACCGCGCAGGCCAAAGCGTTTTTGAATGTCGGGCTTGATGCTGCTTAGCTCCTGCTTCAAAATGTGCAGGTCACGCTGCGCCTTTAAAATCTTCGTGCTAAGCTTGAGCCAGTGCCTCTCAGCCTCTGTCAACTTGCTTTTTGCCATGTCGGCCTCCCAAGGTTGCGGGCAACCGTCCAGCATGGCCAGACAGTTGCCCAGATAATTAACGAACGCGAACGCAGCGAATCAGGAATGCATCTGTCGGGTGTGGACCCGTCAAAAACTTGACAAATTCATTGCCGTTTTTGCGATGCCTTGCGATCCCATTTTTAATGCCTGTCAAACGACGCGAGGTGCCCTTGGGGCTTTGGCCAAGGTCATCTGGCGCGTCAAAGCCATCACCAACATCCAAATTTTCAAATGGGTAAGGAGTTGCCCTGCGGGTATTTGGAAGCTCTGCATTTTTAACAATATCGAACATATTTTACATACCTCAAACGTAGTTTTATCGTAAGTGCCTCTTCTGGCCCCGGTTAAATCTCACAACATTTTTTGATTTGCAAGCTGTTTTTTACCCTCATTAAGCTTGACACAGGCTTCTGACCGGGTGAGTATATAGGCCATACGAACCGTTAGGAATTTTATGTCCCCTTTTGAAAAGTACGACATCGCGCATCTTTCGCCGTCGTCGTGCAACACCTTCACGGCATCGCCAGCGGCCTTTATTCTGCAAAAGTGCCTGAAGAAAAATTCCCCTGTGGGGCCAGCGGCGCATCGCGGAACGTCAGCGGAATCCGGTGTCGCCTTTGGCCTCCAGAACCTTGACGCAAGCATTGATGAGTGCATCGCGGTCGCCAAGGAAGAGTACAACAAGCTCACGGCCCTGATCTTTGACGGAAACGTCGAAAAGGAGCGCGCAGCCCTTGGCGACTTTGTCCGCATGGGCCTCGCTGAGTTGCGGCCATATGGCGTCCCTTCGTCCGCTCAGGGTTATGTCACCCATGAGGTGGAGGGCCTCGCAGTCCCGCTCATTGGCTATTATGACTTTGAGTGGGAGCATAAGGGCGTCCTGATCGACCTGAAGACGGCGCACCAGCTTCCAAGCAAGATCAAGCAGCCACATGCCCGTCAGGTGTCCCTGTACAAGGCCACAAGGGGCGATAACCTGTCTGCGCGCATCAGCTATGTGACGCCCAAGAAGACAGCGACATATGAGCTTGAGAACCACCGCGAACACCTCAAGGCCCTTGAGACTGTCGCGTTGACGGTTCAACGCTTCCTGTCCCTCAGCGACGATCCTTTGGAGCTTGCCTCTTTTGTGGTCCCTGACGTGGACAGCTTCTATTTCAACGACCCTGTGACACGCCAAGCCGTGTTTGAGACGTGGGGTTTGTGACATGGATTTGTTTGAACATGCGGTGGCAATGGAGGCGCGTGATAGTGCTTTGGTCCGTGTGTCTAAAACTGCTGGCAAATGGTCATCAGTGGCAATGGATTATTTCCGGTATTTGCCCAACGGGATTGAAGTTACGGGCGAAGATGTGCGCCGCATGCTTTCCGAAAATGGATTGCCCCAGCCGCATCATCATAACGCTTGGGGTGCATTTATAATGAATTTAGTCAGGTCTGGAATGTTAGTTTCGACAGGGCGTACTGGATATATGAAGTTTAAAAAGAGCCATGCTCGACGAACTTTGATTTATCTAATTAACCAGTTTCCGCATAAGCGGTAAGGCAAGTGGCCAGCCATATGGTCGCAACAATGGTAAAAGGTAAAATGTACAATGGCTCTTGGTTTTAATTTTGAAAGCGCAGACAGCGCCGACATCATCCCGATCATTAAGTTTGACGCGAAGGCTGGACGCATGTTCCGCCGCGACCGTGTTAATGGCGAAAATGATCAGATCGACATCACCCGCTCGTTCAAGGCGATCTTCGATTTCGACAACATCGAAACCGGCACGATCAACTTCAACACTGGCAGTGCGCCTGACTTTGCGGTTGCCCGCATTGGCGATCAGGTTCCGCCAGCACCGACGCTGGACCACCGTCCGGGCGCTCGTATCCTTGTGAAGTTGTCGAAGGAAAATGGCGGAGACATCCGTGAATTGGCCTCAACTGCAAAGGCCTTCCTGCGCGGCTTGAACGCCCTGCATGATGAGTATCTTTCCGGTGCAGTTTCAAATAAGGGCAAGCTTCCTGTTGTTGAATTGGTGGATACTACCCCGATTACGTCAGGTGAAGGTGCGCGCAAGTCAACGAACTACTCGCCCGTCTTTAAGATTGTATCTTGGGTAGATCGTCCTTCTGATCTTGTATATATCCCCAAGTCGCGCAGCACTGTTTCGGTTGCTGCTGGCTCACCACCTTCGACTGGTGGCACAAAAGTCAGTGCCCCATCGAATGATTTCGTGCCCGGCTTTGACGATAGCGACGATTTTGGTTAAGTGACCAAGGGGATGGCGGGGCTACGGCCCCGCCTCTTCTTGGAGAATTATTATGCGGTTTCTTTTTACGATGCACATGCCAAGTTTTGGAGGGCACCCAGTCCATCAGGTTATTGGCGATCACCCATCTTCTTCACTGGAAGAATTGGTCGATGAGATCGAGCGGTCTGACTTTATAATTATTAATGAAATTTATAAAGACGATGGGAACAAGACAAAGACCTCAACGCCCAGCTACTTTCCCCACGGGGAGGTCAGCCTGAATTGCATGCATATCGGCAAAGTTAAGGTTTTTATACCATGAACATTCATGAGGCGATTAAGGCTGCAAACGAGGCCATTTATACCAAAAAAGATATGGTCAACAGCCCTGAGCATTACACGCAGGGTGGCATTGAAACGATTGACGGCATTGAGGCGGCTCTGACGCCTGAAGAGTTTCGCGGTTATTGCAAGGGCAATGCCCTGAAGTATATCTGGCGTGAGCGCCATAAGGGCCAGAATGAAAGCCTTGAAAAGGCCATCTGGTATCTGAACCGGATTGTCAGTCCATAGTTCCGTCATAGACGCACTGGCCACGGAAATAGGCCTTGTCGTTGATGACCTCGACCAGTTCCGGCGGAAGAAGCATCCCATCCTTAAACGACAGGACCGCGAAGCCCGACGTGTGCGGCGATGGGTTGTTCTCCGCATAATCAAACTGCGGGCCATGCGGGTTTGAGAGCGTCCCTGTATCGACGCCATAGCGCCTGCCGTTATAGTCAGCCCACGGCGTCACAGCGAGGCGGTGCAAGTGGCCGGTGCAAATACTGCGGCCTGATTTCAGGGTGTTGTTGTAAGTTGCGTGAATTCCGTTGTGGTAACGGTGCTTGACCATCAAATTCTCGTTGACCATCGTGGACCACGTAAAGTCCCAGCGATCAAACTTGTCATCCAGACGGCTGATCACACCTTCATACTCAGCGGCGTTTGTCACCAGTGCGCGGTCAAAGCGGGCGTCATGGTTGCCGACGTTCCAAATCTTAGTGCAGCCTTTTGGCAACACTTCCTCAATTTCAGACATCCGGTCCTGACACGTTTCAAGCTCTTCCTTAACAGAAGGCAATTCAGCCCAGCCCAACGGGGCGTGACGGTTGACCCGTGCACCGTCAAAGATGTCGCCATTGGCAAATACGGTGCGGGGCTTTAGCTCCTTGGCCACGATCAGAAGAGCCTCATTGGCCACTGTGCGCGGCTGATTAGGCCAGAAGTGCGCGTCGGAGAAAGCGATGGCGCAGCCCGTATCGATGTTGAGGTCGATCTGGCGCTTGTATGCGCGGCCTGCGTCATCAGCAGACCACTTGGTCGCCCCATGCGTCGGAACGCTCTTCAGGACGATCCCGCGCTGGGCTAAGGCGCTACGCTTAGCGTAGACAAGCCGATCAGCTATGGCGAGGATTTTAGCGACTTTAGCGGGGCTTCCGCCGCCAAGTTCCCATGCGCGAATAAATTCGTCGTCTGTGCAGATCGGCGCAACCATAAAATATCCTTATGTTAATGGACCTCTGCGGCCCTTTCCCAAGCTTCAACTGTCAAACGGTGCTTGACGTTGCAATCGGCGTATTTTGCCACGGTATCAGCCTCCCAGAGTGCCCTCTCAGGATCAAGAAGCGGGTTTGGCGGCGTCTGTAGCATTTGGCACGGAAAGGCCAGATTTGCCGGTGGAAGCGGCATTGGCGTCACTGACACTGCTTTCGAGCAGCCTACGCAAAGCGTCAGGAGCAGAACAATCGGCAGCAGGGGCAGGAGTTGTTTTGTATATTTCGCGAATGGTGTTGGTGCGTTCAGTTGCCACGACATTGGCTTGATCCCGCTGGGCTTCATATGCTTGCGAAACATTGTCTACCACCTCTTGCTTTTTGGCCCGTAGCTTTTCAGCCTTTTCCAGAGCCTTTGCATATGCTGCGTCGCACTGCCAATCGCGGACTTTGTATCCGGCGGCTGCGCCAACAATAAGAGTGCCTGCCGCCACATATATCACCAAGGGATTTGGGATCAGGCCCACGTTGCGTATTTCTTCGTCTTGGCCTTGCGGTCATCAAGGCCATGCGTACCGCCGTTGATGCGCTTTGTCAGAGCGAGGATGGCGGCGTCGTTGACGCCTTGGTCGCAGATTGGCCAGAGCTTGTTTTTGTCAAAGAACCAGAGCGCGCTTTCAAAGCAGAGTTCGCCAGAAACCAGATCAGGGTTGGACATGATGTCGGGGCGACCGATATAGTTTGCAAAGGCTTCATAGTTATCCTTGCCGGTTAGCTGGAGTGCTCCACGTCCACGATACTTCCATCCGTCTCCGCTGCTTTCAGGTCCATTTCCCATGCGGTTAGCGTAGACGCGGTTAGCGATTTTCTGTGGTTGGCGCTCGTGAAGACGAGCCATGAGGTCAGTCGTGAAATATTTGCCAAAGATGTCGCGAAGCCCTTTGGCGCTGTAATTAAGGTTTTCGCTGAACGTCTTGAAGCCACCGCTTTCATGTGCCGTTTGAGCAAAAAAATGTGCAGCGCGATTGGGAGACAGCTTATAGTAAGACGCAGCTTTCTTAAATGTTCCCGGACCAAACGCACCATCTGCTGACACTCCGATCTTTTTCTGAAGTTCAATCATGCTCATTTGTCTTTGCCTTTATTCCACAATTCAAAGAGCGTCTTGATCTTTTCCTCAACCACGGCAAGGCGCACATCCATCTTAGCTAAGACGATGACCAAAGAGATGAAGCCAAGAACGAGCGGCCAAAGCTGCCCGATCAGTTCGATGGTTGAGAGATTGCCAGTCATTTACGCCTCCGGATTGCGCCAATCGGGGAAGTCCGCTTCCGTAACAGCGCCGTCGCCATTAGCGTCATAGCGCAGGTCGTTACGATAAAGCTCCCAAGGGGCCATGTCCTCGCCGTCCGCTACAGGTGTTTCAGGCTCAGGTGTAACGGGTTCAGGATCGTCATCGTCTTCAATCACCTGCAACTCGCCCTTCATGCCCATTAACGTGGCATAGGAGCCAGCTACAGCGCCAACCACGGAGGTCATGACGTAGCTGAGGAGGCCAAACACGTCCTTGTTGTCAACGATGTCGTTTGACACGAATAGACCGACAATCATGGCGCAGGTAATCGCAACGATCACGAAGGCCATTGTGCGGGCAGCAAGCCAAAGCGCCCTAATCCGTGCGTCTAAAAGCTTGTCTTCCATCATGCGCTCCAAGGCAGCGGTGGCGTCACAACGGGAGGTACGATCAGATTGTTAATCTGCTGTGACACGGTTTCTTCACAGGAGGCAACCTGTTCAGCGCCCATAGCGTCCAGAAGCCATTCAATGACCTGATCCTCAGTGAGGTCGGCATAGGGCGTGAAGGTCGCGTCAGGGGCGATGTTGAGGCCCTGAGAGCCGTATATAGATGAGGTGAAGCCAGCCTCTTCGCCTGTTAAGGTCCAGTGGACGTTAAAGACCACATCTGTTTCGCCATACGCCTCAGGGTATGCATCCATCTGCAAGATAGACCAAGTGTACGTTGTTGCCATTTTTTATTCCTTTAGTTAATTTTTAAGATGATGCTGATGAGCATTAGAATGATTGCACCGGCTACGGCCACCCCAATATTCTCAAGTCTTTTGAGGCGGGCGCAAATGCCTTCATAACGCAAAGCACAGACCTCTTCATGGGTGTTTAAACGGGCCTCCGTTTTGTCGATTTCAGCCATTTTCTTGTCCTTAAAAATCCAAGGTTCAGGAATTATTTTTTGCGCGGATGATGCCATGATTATTTCTCAGCCGTTAGAGAGATGTTCCATGTGTCAAGCACAGTCGGCGTTCCAGAGGCGCGCACCTGTATCGTCAGATTTGCAAATTTTGAGCCAGCGCCGACCTGAACGCACTGCCATGCCGGAGACCCTGAAGTAGATAGCCAAGTGAGAGTCGTGCCGGAGTAAAGAGTCCCACTGTTAAGGGTTGCGTAAACGTCGTAATTTCCACCGACGTAGGCCGGGGTGACCCACTGCGTAAGGACAGTCGTTGACGCATTTACGGTTTGGTAATCAGAGCCGTTTGCATTGACCGTGTAGCCAGCAGTGGCTGGGCCAGCAGAGCTAAAGGCATAGATCGTTTGATCAACAAAGTTGACAACCGCATTGGCGGATGAACCTGTTATGGCGCACATCATGCCGGTCATTAGCTGAGACCTGAACCTGAGAGCAGGAAGGTGGGCGTAGCACCCCCAACAACGCACAAGACGGAGATCACGCCGTTTGGCGCAAGGGTACGCGGTGTGCCGGATGTCGTCGTCCCGGCGATGCGAAGCACGACGCCCGTCCCCGCAATAACGGAAATTGAAGTGGTTGCCGTGTTGCTGTTGACGATGACAAAGGCATCCCCCTCAGAGAACACACTGGGGTTAAGCGTGACGTTACTGTTAGTGTAAATATGCTTGCCGACATCAGCGGCCACTGCTGGGTAAGCTGCTGTTTTTAAGGCCTGCGGAAGCTGAAGATAGCCAATGGCCAGAGCAGTGCCGGTTACCGTGCTTGCGTAGGTGGCCGTCGTGGTCGATGTGGCCGTTGCAGCGTTGCCTGTGAGGTTGCCAATCACGTTAGGGGCTGCAAGGGCTGAGAACGATGCGGTGGTTGCAGTCGCGCCTGCGATGTTCGTGTTGGTCTGGCTGATTGTGTATGAGCCTGCACCGCCCGGTATCGATCCTGAAATCTGACTGACAATTGTAATTGTCGCTGAGCTAGTAAAGGTCCCACCTAAAACATTGCCAAGCGTCATCCCAATCCGGATCGTTCCGCTAGAAGGTGCTGAGGCGACCACAAGAGTGGCGGTTGATGGCGCAATTGTCCCTGAAAACGCTGCTGAATAAGCGCCCCAAGTCAGGTTTGCGTTTCCTGCCAACAGGCCATTGCTGTTGTACTGGACTTGGGTTGTGCTACCACCTGCGGAGGCGGGATTGGTATCCGCATAGCCAATGTTGGTGCCATCAGAAATAATTGCTGTTGTGACGCCCTGACGCAGGCCTATGCTCGTTCCGCCACCGCCTGAAGAGATGGTGACGCCAAAAGTGTTTGTGCCGCTATTGGTGGTATTGTTATAGACAAACCAGAATCCGCCAACACCAGATGGAATCTGATATGTCACGTTGTTTGAAAGAGTGGCAGTTCCCGTCAAACTTGTGCCGATAACCAGAAGAGGTGGTGTGTATTCAGCAGCCGTCAGAATAACTGTTCCGGAAATTCCTGTTGGATTCTTTACAGTGCTTCCGCCAAACGCGCTATCAATAGACGTGAAGTTACTGTTAAGCGGCGTGTTCCAGCTTGCGGAATTATATGCTGGAAGAGCGAGTTCTTTGTTTGTCGTTGCCATTTCTTAATCCCTCAAATCGCCTTCTGAGCCACACCTAAGGCCTTTACAATAGCCTGATCCGGCTGTTGCAGCAAAGGCTTTGTTCCGCTGTCCTGCGACCGCTTGACGGCCTTGTAACGCGCCATGAGGCTCTGAACCAATGGCTCAATGCCAGACTTAACCGCGCCACCCTTCTTGTAAGCGATGCGACCTCCCTGCCTGCGGGGTTGCATGCCATATTCTGAAAGGTCCATCTTTTGCGGCTCCAATGCCTCTTGGCCAATACCATAACTAGAAAGATCATACTTTTTCGGTGCAAGGGGTTCTGACTGCATTGGCACAGGCGTCTGGTTTTCCTGCTTCAATTCAGGAAGCCTCATTGCCTCGCGACTTTCAACAACGGCAGGCGCGGGCGCAACGGGGCGAGGCGCTTGCCTTTGCTGAGGCGGCTGAGGTTGCACTTTAATTGGGTTGGGCACAACAGCCGAAGCACCCTGCACCAAGCTGCGAGGCAGTAAGATGTCATTTTTCAAAAATGGGTTATTGGGATTATAGACAAATGGGTTGCCGGAAATCTCGTCAAGATAAGATTTTCCAGTCTTTATTCCGGTGGCAATGTCTTTGCCCGCCGCCAAAGCCCCTGCCGCCCCTGCAAGGTGAGGACTTCCGGTCATGTAAAACATGCTTGCGGCGCTACCAAGTGGCCTGAGAACGCTTTTAGCGGCGCTATAAGCGCGCTCTCCGACTGATTGGGCGGGAGGAATTACGTCATATGCCTGACCCAAATCAGAGTTTGCTGCGCGATTGCGGCGGACAAAATCAAGATCAGCAGGGCTGATATTGGGAATTGGGTTCTGTGCCCGAAATTGGTCGGTGAGGGCGGGCTGCAAAGAGGGTCCAACGCGATGACCGGAAGCTGAGTGCCAACCTCCATCTGGGCGATAAACAAAATCGCCAACTGTGCTGCCATTAACAGGGTCCGTTGGCCTTGTTAAAGCTCCAAAATCAAATTGCTGTCCGGGATAATTGGAAGACAGCCGATCATTGAGTTGACTTGTCAAATTCCCCTGCTGCTTTGCAATCCAGTTTTTTTCATTCTGGGCAAGCAAAGGGGGCGCAGCTTGAAATGTGGTTGAGCTACGGCGGGGGTTGGCAACTTGTCCAGCCTCAAGGGTTACCTGACGAAGGGCTGGGGCGCTAGGACCGCCGGAGCGGTTAAAGTTTTGGTTTACACGATTGTAAATGCTTGGCGCACCATATGCGGTGGGGTCCTTCCCCTGAGCCGCAAACATCGCTGTCGTTTCGCGGTTATATGGATTGCTAAAACGCCCGCCATTTTGAGCGTTAAATTCGTAAAACATATTATCTTTGTTTTGATTTACCCACTGGTTAGCCTGCCTAGTGGAGTAGCCACGATTGGCGACCATATCGTCAACCATGTCGGCTTTATATTTTTCAAATGCCGTCACATAATTAGGGTCTAGGATTGAAGTGACAGGATTTGTTATTGAGCGCCGGGCGATGTCGGTGCCACGAACAAGTGCTTTTGTGCCAGCACCAACTGCTAAAGCGGTTAGAGGATCGGCGGCGATGCTGGCCAAGCGGCTACCAGTTTGAATTTTGCGGGACAGCTTTCCCGCATTGGAAAGAACATCAGCGCCCTCCCCAATGCGGCCAGCCTTAGCTAGGCGGGCCAGATTCCCAGCCGCACCCACTTCGCCAAGACCACTAAACATTAAGACAATATCAGCAGGATTTTCAACCAACCTATGGTTGATTGCATTCCAGTCCACTGTGCGCTGCCTTGTTTTAGGATCAACGTATGAGAAATTGTTAGAGAGGACGTTCCACTTTGCGGTCGAGTCCTGCATCATGTCATTGATTTGCTTATCGCTATAATTTTTCCTTTCGCGAGGAATCAAAATATTATTGCGATACCAGTTTGGTGAAACATCAAGCTTCTGCGCCCGCCGCTCAGCTATTTGCTTACCAATATACGCCCCTGTTATTCCAGATGCCGCCTCTCCGTTAAAGAGGCTTGGGATGGCGGTGATCGTGTTCTGGAACGTGCGATACCACTGGCGTGGATCGATCAGATTAAGTGCCACGTTTTTTGCTGCGTCGGCAGCATTTAACTCAGGCGCTGGCACAGTCCTCCGCTGGCCTGTTGGTGGACCTTTGGATGTGTCTGAGGTGTGAGGGGTTAGATCGGTGATCGTATCCCAAATACCTTGAAGTGCAGTTTTTTCAGCCATCTGTGCGATCCTTACGGGGTGAGGCCGTTGGCTTTTAGGGTGGCGTCAATGTAGGCCTGCATGCCGGGTCCGTAGCCATTTTTAGCAACATATGCTTTGGCAGCTTCAGCGCGGACGTAGGCAGATGCGGCCTTTTCTTTCAGGGCCGAAATAAGCTTATTCACGCCAGCAATGCCACCGCTTGGATCAATCGGAATGCCCTCCGCCCTTGCAGCATTCAAAATGCTATTAGTGTTTGGCTGCGCGCCAAACTTTTCCGCCATTTTCTTTTCTGTGTATCCAAACGCAGCGCCAAATGCATTTGTGAGAGAGCTAATAAGTCCGGTGGTCGGGACCTCGCCCTCGCCAAGTGGTTTAAGGCCCTTGATAATCGGCCAAGCCTTTTGATAGGAGATGTTGTCTGCGATTGCGTTGTTGTAGATTTCCTGCCCAATGTTGACATCAGTAGTGATGCTCTCGCGCTGCCGCTGCGGCGCGCCCTCAACTGCAAGCTGCGTTGAGGTGAAGGTTGGGTCCTGTTTCCAATTGCCGTTCGCGTCTTGCAAATAGCCCTTTTCAGCCATTCCAATTTGCTTTTCCAATGAGCCTGTTGGGATGCCAGCAAGGGATTGGAAGGCAAGGTCTTCATACAAGTTGCCCACTGTCCCCGGCTTCACGCCAGATGCGGTAGTTGGAGCCGCAGACGGCGTAGTGGCAGGGGGGTTGAGACCTCCTGCCGGAGCTTCTGTCGCGGCGCTTTCTGCCGGTGCAGGAGATGGAGCCTCCGCTTTCAGCCCGCCACTCAAGGTGTTTGTGGCCCGATCAAGGATGCCTTGAAGGGTCGCGGCAGTCTGAGCGGCGAGGGCGGCATTTGGCCCACCCTTCTGTGCGATCTGACGCCAGCCAGCAATTTTTCCGGGAAGCTCCTTGAGGTTAAATTCTGCTGTGGCCACGTCGGCAGCGGCACGACGCGCATTGGCCTCTACGTTGGTCTCAACTGCGCTTGTTTCGCGCAACTGGCGACCAAACTCACGCTGCCCCTGATAGGCGTCAACACCCGCGCCAAGGCCGGTCGCCAAGGCTACGCCAAGACTGCGTGTTGGCGCTGCGCCCATAGCGGCAATGCCCTTGAGCGCAGAAAGGACGGCATCCGTTTCGCCATGCCCAAGGCGGTGGAAGAAGTTGTTGTCCTTTGGCATTTTTGTTTCAGGATCAATTCCGCGCTCATAAGGATGCTCTGGGTCATATCCAAACATACGCTGAACCAAGCCTGCCTTCTTTTCTGGGGCCGGAGTAGCAGTAGGGGCAGTGGCAGGCGGGGTAGTATCCGATATCAAATTCCTGCCAAAGGATATGGGCTGGGGATTTTGGCTAGAAACTGTAATATCGCTTGTCGCAGGTGGCTGCGTTACGATTGAGGGGGTGCCACGTAGCTGGGCGGCACCAAGTGCTTGGTTCTGATTTGCGGCCTCCTTTGGCGATCCATCCTCATTGTGTGTGCGCGCATATTCATCCGCATCAGCTTGCGAAACAGGATGAAAATCAGGCGATCCGCCGTCATCATATCCATGACGGCCAGCAAGCCCCCCGGATGCGTATCCCAAAGCCTTCCGGCCACGGGAGATATCGCTTTCAGTTTCATGCCCCTTGGCGGGGCGCATAAAGTCGTTGATGTATGAATTTAGAACAGAATAAGCATCTTCTTTTTCTAGAACCTTGGAGCCACCGCGATCTCCGCCAGTAAGCTCACTCCAAAGATGCTCAAGCTGTTCATCCTTAGATGGGTTTTCTCCATACTTTGCAACAACCGCCCGTTTGCGCGGACCCAGCCATTGGCCAAGTCCCATTGCTCCACTGGTCGGGTTGACCGCCATATGGTTTCCGCCACTTTCCGCCACGATGCCAGCAGCAATTCCACGGGCCTGATCTTCAGAAAGACCCTTATTGCGGAAAAATTCAACAACCTCAGAGTCCAAACCTTTAGGAACTGGACCGGAGAAGTTATTTGCAGCTTTTGCAAGGCCCTCAGGGTTCCCAAAGCCCGAAACTGGCTTCTCTGCGCCTTTGGGGAAAACGGCTGGCGGCATTGGGCGAAGACCGCCAAGGCGCTCTTCAGACGCATTGCCGGGGTGCAAATTGCGACGAAGCTCCATGTCCTGCTCCTGAGCAAGACCGGACAAGCTGGACATGGGATTAATTTCATTCCGCAATGAGGCTAGAATTTCATTCATCCGCTTATCAGGCATGCCGCCCTGAGCGAAGTGGCCACGATGCGCTGCATGCTGCGTTGCGTCGTGATAATCTACGGTCTTCATGCCGTGATCGTGATCAACGGCATGCGGGCTGTGATGCTCAACTTCCTGAGCGATCAGGCCGATCTGAGTGCGGGGGTCACCCTTGTAATTGAAGCTGTGGACCTTCTGGCCATCAAAAAGCTCACCGATTGGGCGGATATTTTCCTTCATGCGCTCATCAGAGAAAAGCTTGCCAATAGCGCCAAGACCCTTCTTGACGATCCCGCCGCCGGGGATGAGGCTAGATGCCAGTCCTGCAATTGAGCCAATGGCCTTCCCAGCGCCGCCGCCACCAGAACCAATGCCCTGAGCGGTCATAAGCTGATGCTGCTGGGCGTCCTGCTGGGGCACGATGCTCTGGTCGTTTGAGTAAGGCATCCCACCGCCAAGGTCGCGGTAGATGCGACCGCCTTGGTTCATGCCGCCAGCTATTTTGGCCCCGATATCCACAAGCTTGCCAAAGTCATCGATTGTCTGGGAGCCGTGATTGGTTGGCTTGACGGGGGCATTGGCCACGGCAAGCTTATGCGTCGGCGCTGCGTCGCCAAACTTCAGGTCTGCCTTTGGTGCTTCAATCTTGACCGGCGCTGTAGGAGCGGGTGCGGGGGCGGAGAGGCCACCAGCCTGCGGTTCTGGCTTGCTTGCCTCCAGAGCGGCCTTTGCAAGACCGGCTTCTTCGACCTGCTTTTTGGCTTCCGGGTCTTCAATGTCACCGCCAAAAGCATGTCCTGTGCGCTCATCCATTGGATGACGGCGAGGGGATTCCTTCTCTCCATAATGCCAAGCGCCAAGGGTGTTGCCAAGCTGCCCGACTGAGTCGATGGCATCGACAGCCTGAGTGACTTTATTTGTGGAATCGCCCTGAAGGCCCTTTGCGACCATCAGTTCATGAATTTCGGAAGGCGTTACAGGAATGCCCTGCATCCCGTTGATGCCGTGACCCGTGCCAGCAGCGTAAAGCTGCTTGTACAATTCCGCCATGTAAGAGGGGTCATAACCAGCCAGACCGCCTTCAGCAAAGCCCTGACCAGCCTGCATTGGGTCAACGCTGCCGCCCATGCTTGCCAAGCCGCCTGCATAGAAGTGGCCGCGATCAGCGGCGTGATCCGTCGCCTTGTCGTAATCGACCGTACGATAGTGACCGGCAGAGCCAACGGCGTCTGGGTGATGGCGCTCAACTTCCTGTGCGATCAGGCCGATCTGCGTTGTTGGGTCACCCTTGTAGTTGTAGCGATAGATGTGCTGGCCATCATAGGTCTTGCCGACCTTTTCGATGTTTTCCTTGAGGCGCGCATCTGAGAAGAAGCCGCCCGGCTGGGCTGTCGTCGTTGTCGATCCGGAAAGTGCGCCAGTACCCTCAGCGATGTTCGCCAAGTACTGACCAACCTGAAATGGATAGGACTGCTCTTCCTTAAACTGGTTGTACCGGGCTGTATCTTCAGCCTGATTGGTGGCCTGCTCGACAGCGCCAGCACCCATCTGCGCCTGACCACCCTGAATGGCGGCGTTCTGGGCTGCTGTGCCAAGGCCCTGAACATTCTGACCAGTCGCGGTGTACTGGTTAAAGCCCTGCTGGCCCAAGCCAGCAATGCGGTCGGCAGTCGCTTGCGTTGCTGCGCGGTTTGCCTGCTCTGCGGCAAGGTTGACGCCCTGCTGGCCAACAGCCGTATTCAGCGCAGTGTTATAGCCCTGATTGAGGATGTTGCTAAAGATCGATGAGTCGGCAAGGCGCTGTTGTTGCTGAAGGTTTGCAGCGGCAATGCCGCCACGATCACCGCCAAAAGCTCCCTGACGAATGGCATTGCCCGTCTGGCCAGACATCGCCTGCTGGTTCTGCTGGTTAAGCAAACCGGCAGTGCCCTGCAAGACGCTCTGAAGGTAGGGGGACATGTACTTGTTAATAGCTTCGCCATTGATGTCACTTGCGTTGACATTCTGACCGCCAGCGCGGGCGTACTGAGTGGCCTCGCCAAGATATCCCTGACCCTGATTGAGGCCAGCGTTAAAGGCACTACCGGCAGCGCCGTAATATGGCTGAGCCATATTTGCAGCGGCATTGATGTTAGACATCCCTTGACGCTGGGAACCCGTAAGACCGGCGACAAACTCTCCGCCATACTGTTTAAATGGCGTGTTGGCAGCAGCCTCAGCGCGGGCATTAACGGCATTGTAACGCGCAAGCACCTCAGGCGGGATGCTGACTGTCTGTGTACTCTTGGAGGTTTTGCCGCCCATTATTTAATGCTCCGTTTTCAAAAACTCGCCGGTTTTTGCGCCGTACAAGAAAAACGCCCCAGTGGGCTTCCCAAACTGACGCTCATATAGACGAACTTTTGCCTCAGTGCGATTGTTGGACAATACACCAATAATCAATGGTATTCCAAGTGTATCGGCTACTTTTTTAGAAAACTCACAAAGCTTGCGGGCGCGACCGCCTTTTGCGCTACGATACTCAGGCCTTATGAAGATAGCCTTCTCTTCAACAACTAGACTTTCTGAGTACCACATGGTGCCAACGCGAAGGACAACAGTGCCTTCAATTATGCCGCCCTTTTTACCAATAATGCCCACAATTCCGTGGTCCTGCATCAATGCTGGCCAGATGTCGGAAGCAAGCATTGCTGGGCTTGGATTTAAAAAACCATTCTCGTGACACCCTTCAAGGGCAACTTCCATCATTTCATCCATATCTTCAGGAGTGCCGATACGGATCACAAGATCATCATCTTTAGACATAATTAATCCTTCTTAGGGCCGGGAAGGTTTTGTAGGGTCTTTACCGTCTCCCGGCGCATACGCTTCACAAATTCATCAAGAACGCGGTGACCAAGCTCAAGGTTACCGTTACCAATACCCAAGACCTCCTCAGGCGATACAACGTGCTCACCACCAGCAGCGACGATAGGGACCGTCGCAGCGCCCCCCTCAGCCTTACCGGGCAGGGGTTCATTGTAAGGTGTGTCGGACTGCCCATAAGGCTCCGATCCCTGCTCATAGGGGCTTCCAGAGAACATCAGGCGCATGATCTTAAACCCGGCCATTGTGTTGCCCTCACCAGCCGCAGAAACAATGTCTGCGGGGATGACGTAAGAGCCTGAGGGCACATGCATGGGAAGGTGGTCTGTGCGGCCTGCTACGGCGCTGTGGATGGGTCCAGTGTGGACGACCTCTCCGCCTGTGGCGCGGGCCTTGCGCGCAGTTGAAAGCGCGGCAGCGATGCTTTGGTCGCGAGGATGGCCAGCCTTGATCATTTCGGCAATGTTGCCGCTAATGGCTTTTTGCGATTTACCCTTGGAAAGCGGCATGCTGGCCTCACGAATAGCTGACGGCAACGACCTGTCCCGTTCCGGGGACCACGACGATGCCATTTGTGATGGGGAAGTTAAGAACCGTAACGCCCACGGTGTTTGGGATGACAAAAACCTTGCCCGTTGTCACTGATGTTGTGTTTGAGTCGTAAATTGCCCCAACAGCCGATCCTGCTGTTGTGACTATAACTGTGCAAACCCGTCCGGGATTAGGAAAAACCAAAGTGGTAGTGGAAATGTCCACTGCATTGCGAACGCCGGTTATGTTTAGAATGGCCTGAGAAACTGCGCTCAGGCCAGTAGCTATGTTTTGAGCAGATGATAAAACGTCTGATACTGAACGCATTAGAACTTCCCATCCTGCTGTAGGCGATAACGGATGTTACCAATGCGCCAAAAGCTATTAACGTCATTACTTGATATTGTAATTGAAACCAACCTTCCCCTGAAGCGGGGTGAGATGAATTTTGTATTTACCGTTACGGGGTAAGGGCCAAAAGGGGTTGGTGCCTGCCCCGGATAGTCAGTCACATTGAAGGTGATATTGACAGTGGCGGACTGCGCCCCGCCATATTCGCCCCATTTCATGTCTGGCCAGACCTGATCGACGAACGTCTTCACGTCAGCCTCAGACATCGCATAATAGCCCGTCGTGAAGCTGGACAGGATGGGTGAGCCATCAGCATTGTTGGATATTTCGTGCTGGTAGAGATAGCGCGTGTCAGGATCAGCACCAACGGGCTTGCCGACAACGGACTGATC